CAGTTGACGAGCGTCGCCGGCTCGACGTTCGTCGGTGCCGCGGTTGATGCCGACACGCCGACGAACATCCGCGCCGCCGTCACCACCGCCGCATCCGACACGCCGAAGCGAGTGACTTTGAAGAACCCCGTGCCCACGCTGCCGCCCACCGTCATCTGCGCCGCCGCCACGCGGGCACCGGCCAGTGACCCAGCCGTGGCGGCCGACACGTAGCCCAGCCTCCTCATGCGTGTGAAGAGGTTGGCGGTTGAGACGTTACGCGCCGTGGCCGTGCCAGTCGCCGTCGGTGCCGTGTAAGTGCCCATCGTCGTCGCCGTGGTGGCGTTGCCAGGCGGGCAGAACATGCCGATCTTGTTGCGCGCCAGAATCGGCTGCACGGCCGTGTCGAGCCCGGATGGGCCGATGAACCGCAACATGCTGCGGTTGGCGATGCGCTTGGCGTACACGCGAAGCTGACCGCCTGCCGGGGCCGGCATGTCCACGGTCTCGGACGTCACGCCCGCGTCGATGTACGCCACGCCAGACGGCTGCGCGGGGCCGCTCAGACTGTTCCACGGTGTCGAACCGTCGCCGATCTTGAACGCCTGAATGTCGGTCATCAGGCCCATCTCACCGGCCGCCAGCGTCGGGTTCGCGGCGGCCCACTGGGCGGCCGTGCCGCGCCGGAGTTGAATCGTCTGTGCCATTACGGCGTCCCTCCATCAATCACGAATACGGGCAGCGTGTCCGATGGCGAGCCGCCATCGATGTTCACAGAGTCGTCGCCCTTGTCGCCCTTGTCACCCTTTGGCCCCGTGGCGCCAGCGGCTCCTGGCGCGCCGGGCGCACCGTCGTCGCCCTTGTCGCCCTTGTCACCCTTTGGCCCCGTGGCGCCAGCGGCTCCTGGCGCGCCGGGCGCACCGTCGTTGCCTGGGTCGCCCTTGTCGCCCTTCGGCCCCGTGGCGCCAGCGGCTCCTGGCGCGCCGGGCGCACCGTCGTTGCCCGGATCACCCTTGGCGCCTGGCGCACCTGGCGCGCCGTCGTTGCCTGGATCGCCCTTGGCGCCGGGCGCACCGGGTGCGCCGTCGCCCCCGCGCACGAACGGCGTCAACGCCAGTTCCATCTCCGCGCTGGGCTCGACCACCACCGCGCCCAGCTGCATGCGGTGCCTAGGGCGCAGCTCACCCAGAATGACGCGCACGATGCTCATTGTGTGGTCTCGCTGTTCTGTATCGATAAGGCCACGGTCTCGGTGTGCATCACAAAGCCGCCGGGGTCGATGAACATCACGTCAAAGCGGGCGTCGCCGATCGGCCAGTTCCACGTCGCAGGCGGCCCTTCGATGGCCATCAGGCCGCCGCCCAGCGTCACCGTGGCGTCGGCGATCTTGCGGCCCGAAGCGCTGTTGATGGTGCAGCGCGCCTGCCAGCCGGTGAAGTCGGCCACCTCGGCGTCGTCCACAAACAGGCGCATCGGCGTGGCGTAGGCAAAGCCGCCGCCGCGCTTGTGGGTCAGTTTCTTGCTGGTTGCCGTCATGGGGGTGATCTCATAGAATCAATGCACTTCATCGGGAGAGACGGCCACGCCAGGCCCGCCGACCCTACTCTCGGAAGGACCCGGTGCGTGGCGTCGCATCGGGTCATCTCATGGGCTCGCGCTGATACAGGCGCACACCAACGCGCCAGTCATCGGGCTTTTGGGACGTTCCCTGAAACGCGGTCACCCCGCTCCAGCCGCCGTCACCCCGGTCGAAAACGACCAAGCCTGGCGCCTCTTGCCCCTCGAGCTCGAACCGCGCGATGTAGCGCCTGCGGACCACGGCGCGCTGCTGCGCATGGTTCCATTCAAGCCGAACCCACACCTCGTCCGGTTCGCGCAGCGCCTGTGCCAGCAGCGCCACGTATTGGCCGCGCCCCTGCTTGTCCGCCTTCCAGGCGCCGCCCGGTTTCTTGAACAGCTCGGCGCCGACCACCACGCGCTCGCCGATGGCGTCCTCGAAGATGGCGGGCTGATCGAGCGTGGCACCAAACACCTGCAGGAAGGCCAGGGCGTAATCCTGCGGCGCCAGCCCTTTGGGCAGCAGCGTATCGGCCGCCACCGGGCGCGGCGGCGGCAGGGCATCGGCCGGGCGCGCATTGGGCAGACCCGGCGCGCCCATGCTGCCGGGCAAATTGGCCCGCTCGGGCGGAATCGCGCTCCTGAGCCTTGATGCACCAGGTGCATATTCAAACCCCGGGTCGATCCCCTCGGGCACCCGCACCACGCGCGGCCCCTCCGGGCTGCGCTGGCCGACCTCGCGGTCCAGCCAGTTGACCTCGGGCGCCTCGTCTGGCTCGTCCTTGCCCAGCTTCTTCAAATCGCGCGCCCACAGCCCGCGCACGCTGCACTGGCAGCCCCAGCCGTTGGGCGGGTAGTGGGTCTGCCACCAGGGGTCATCGCGCGCCAGCACCAGGCCGTTCCAGGCCAGGTGGTCGTGGCGCGGGTTGGTCACCCAGTCGGCATGCACGTACTGCCAGTAGGGCGCGGCCTGCAGCTGCTCGTGGCGGCCGGCGGCGTAGCTGGTGTTCAGGTTGGTCTCGTAGATGACGCGGCTGCGCCAGTCGCGCCCGCCGTTGTAGTCCCAGCCGTGCTTGGCCACGATGGCGTCGAAGTCCTTGCGAAAGGTCTCCAGCGTCGTGCCCTCGGCAATGGCTTTCTCCACCGCCGCGCGAAAGTCCGCCACGATCGCATCGCGGTTGGCCCCCGCCACCACGAAGGCCCAGTCGTGCTCGGCCGTCCAGATGTCCGTCCACGCCTGCGTTGGCAGGTTAAGCTTGCGCCGCAAGAAGGCGATCTGCTCGGTAAACGGCAGGCTGCCGTAGGCGGGATCAGCCACCGATGCCCCCGGCCTCTTGCAGCACCTCGTAGCGGCCCGCCAGCTGGGCGGCGGCCAGCGCCTCGGCCATGGCCTGCGCGTACTGCTCCAGCGTCATGTCCGGCAGCAGCTGCTCCAGGCCGTCGCGGATGTCCTGCAGGCTGGCGGCGCCATCCACCAGCGCCCGGATTTGATCGACCCAGGCCGCGCCCGCCGGCGCGGCGCTGCGCGCCAGCTGGTCGGCCTGCAGCTGGGGCACGGTCTGCGTGCCCGGCGGCTGCGCGCTGAAGGCCGCGCGCGGCAGGCCGCCGCCCAGGCCAGGCAGCGCATCGCCAGGCGCCAGCCCCAGCACCGCCTCGCCGGCTTGCGGCTGCGGAATACCCAACTGCTCGTGCGCCCACTTGACTGTCGGGCGCAGGCCAATGGGCGTGGACGCGCTGCGCTTTGCCACGCCAGCCCAGCTGGATACCCTGATCGAGTCGCTCAAGGGCTGGGTCAAGCGCGGGGAGCGGCTGCCGCAATGACTGCCTACCGCCTGCTGACCGCCGCCGAAGCAGCCGAGCTGGAGCGCCTGATGCCGGCCGGCCTGACCGAGCCCATGCGCGAGCTGGCGCTGTGCCTATTCACCGTGCTGGCGCGGCGCGACGAGCGCTGCGGCCAGGGCGCGCCCGACGCCGACTGGCAGGCCGCGCTGCGCGGGCTGGCGCAGCTGGCGCTGGAGCAGCTGCAATACCTGTCGGGCCACATGGGCGGCGGCGGCTTTTACCTGGCCAAGGGCGTGGCCGCCATGCTGGCGGCGCGCGACGAGCTGATTTGGCGCGAGTTCAATGGCCGCAACTACGCCGAGCTGGCCCGTGCCCACGGCCTGACCGAAATGCGCGTGCGCCAGATCGTGGCCGAGCAGCGGGCGCGCGACATGGCGCAGCGCCAGGGCCGGCTGCCTGGGCTGGACGACCAAGGTTGAGCGTTCGGCGTTGAGCGTTGAGCGTTGAGCGCCGCCAGCGGAACAACACACGCGCAAAATCCAAAGCGCTTTATTTGTAGCGCGCCCCCGTGTCCGGCCACGATGCCGGCATGGCTTCCCACAAGCACTTGCCCCGCCGCCGCAGCGCCGTAGCGCTGGCGGTGTTTGCAGCCGCCGTGGCCGCAGGCGCCACCGACGCCGACGCGGGCGGCCTGCTGCTGCTGCAAGTGACCCCCGCGCAAGACTTTGTGCCCAGCGATGGCCGCGACATGGATGTGCCGGCCTGGCGCATCAATGCCGACATCGCGCAGCGCATCGTCGCCGCCTTCAACGCCACGCGCCAGCCGCTGGTGATTGACTACGAGCACCAGACGCTCAACGCCGAGTCCAACGGCCAGCCCGCGCCGGCGGCCGGATGGATGCACGCGCTCAAGTGGATCGATGGGCGCGGCCTGTTTGCCGAGGTCGAGCTGACCGCCCGCGCCCGCGACCTGGTGGCCGCCGGCGAGTACCGCTACTTCTCACCCGTGCTGGAGTACAGCCGCGCCAGTGGCGACATCACCCGCGTGCTGATGGGCGCGCTCACCAACAACCCGGCCATCCATTGCATGGAGGCCATCAACCTGCTGGCCGCGGCCAGTGCCCGTTTTCCCACCGACCAGGAGGACCCTGTGAACTTTCTTGAGCAATTGCTGGCGGCCCTTGGCCTGCCGGCCACCGCCACCGAGGACGCGGCCCTGCAGGCCGTGGCCGCCATCAAGGCCGAGCTGCAGGCCGCCTACAAGGAGCTGGACATCGACGACCAGACCGAGGCCGGCGCCGAAGCCATTGCCGCCGCCTGCGCCAGGCTGCGCGCCGCGCCCGATGCGGCCCGCTTTGTGCCCGTGGGCGTGGTGGACCAGCTGAAGACCAGCCTGGCCGCGCTGAGTGCCAAGCTGCACGAGCGCGAGCGCGACGACGTGCTGGCCCCCGCGCTGGCTGACGGCCGCCTGCTGCCGGCCGAAGAAGCCGGGCGTGATGGTCGCGCTGGGCGTCATGTGGATGCACGCGGCCGCCTGGCTGCTGGCGTGCGTGTCGTACCTGTATGTCTAAAGGAGCAGACGTGAGCAAGGAAACCATTTTGGTCAAGCTGGCCAAGTCCCACGAGCACGAGGGCCGCGTGTACCCGGCCGGCGGGCAGATCGAGCTGGCCGCCGCCGATGCGCGCTGGCTGATCGGCATTGGCGTGGCCAGCGCCGCCGACACCAACGCGCCCCAGGCGCAACCCACGCAATCGCGTACCAACAAGGAGTGACCCATGGCAGGCGCGCAAACCAAGATCATCTGGAACGGCCAGGGGCCGATCGACTTCGGCATCTATGACCCAGTCAACGGCTCGGCCGCCAGCGGCTACATGACGGGCCTGTACCCGGTGGGCTGCGGCAACCGCACGCTCAGCGTGAGCCTGGACACCGAGACCAACCAGATCGCCGAGAGCTGCAGCGGCCAGCGCCTGACGCTGGCCGAGCTGCCCGGTGCCAAGAGCATGTCGGTCACGCTGACCATGGTGCAGTTCGACGCCCGCACCCTGGCGCGCGCGCTGATGGGCGACGCCGTGGAGACGGCGGCCGGCACCGTGACGGGCGAGCTGCTGCCGCAGCTGGTGGCGGGCGACATCTTCTACCTGAAGCACCCGCGCGTCAGCTCGGTGGTCATCGTCGACTCGACGGGCTCGCCCATCACCTACGTGGCGGGCACCCACTACGAGGTGCTGGACGCCGACCACGGCCGCTGCCGCCTGATCGCGCACCCGGCGTCGCACGTCGATCCGGTCAAGGCGTCGTACAGCCATGAGGCGTCAGTCAACATGGCGACGTTCAGCAAGGCGAACGTGGAGACGGCGATCGCCTTCAGCGGCGTGAACAGCTTCGGGCAGAAGGGTCGCCTGATCATTCCGCGCACCAGCTTGAAGCTGAGCGGCGACTTTGGCTGGATCACCGACGGCGGCGCCAGCGAGCTGACGCTGTCGGGCCAGGCGCTGTATGCGTCGGAGCTGCAGAACGACAGTGTTTACGGCGGCTTTGCGCGCGTGACGCTGATGCCGGACCTGTGACGCCCGAGCGGCATGCCGCGGGCGTGCCAGGCAAAAGCCGCGCCCGGCGCATGCCCGGCGCGGCTTTTGTTTGGGCGCCTCAGCGGCGCCGGGGCGGCGCCAGCAACACCCACGCCAGCCAGGCAAAGGGCGCGGCCACCAGCAGCGCCAGCGCCAGCAGCGCGGCCTGCACGAACCCATGGCCGGCCGCCACCACCGTGGCGGCCAGGCAGAACAGCATGAAGCGCAGCATGGCGCGATCTTAAGACCAACGAGGGCACCATGGACGACGATTTGAAAGCAAAGCTGACACTTGAGGCGCAGGCCACCGGCGGCGACGAGCTGCGCGCCATGGCCGAGCAGGTGCGCGCCATGGGGCAGGACGCAGGCGCCTCCGCGCCCAAGCTGAATGCGCTGGCCGCGGTGCTGGACCATGTGGCCGACCAGCAGCAGCTGATCGACAGCTTCAAGGCCGGCAAGCGCGCCGTGGCCGAGCTGGAGGCGCAGATGGGCGCCGCCGCCACGCAGGTGGAGCAGCTGGCCGCAGAGCAGGAGCGCGCCGCCCAGGCCGCCGCCGCCGCCGCTGCCGCGCAGGCCAACGGCGCGCGCCAGCTGGAGGCCGCGCGCGCCGCGCAGCAGGGCTACAAGGACGCCATTGCCGCCGCGCGCGCCACCGGCTGGTGGGTGCCGAGCTGGACCTGGACGCCGCCGTGCTGGCCTGCGCCATCGAGGCGCCGGTGGGCGAGCCGCCGGCCATCGAGACGACGCGCCTGTCGGCGGCGTTCGACCCGCTGATCCAGCCAGGTATCACGGTGGAGGTGGCGAACGGGGAGATCATTTTCACGGCGCGCAACGAGCGCGGCCAGCCGCTGCCGGGCGCCCGCATCACGCTGGACGGCGGCGC